TACCAGAAGTATCAACTAGTGGGTTGATGTCTAGAGCGGCTTTCAAAAAGCAAGTAAGAGATAACATAGCAAATGGTGGTTATCTTTCTAGACAATATCAAATATTCAATAACGACAATTTTAAACTAGCACCCGATATGAGAGAAGCTCTTATAGATCAAATCGTAGAGGGTAAAGGTGTAGATATAAAACATGTTCAAAAATTTTTAAAAGATGAAGCAGAAACATTTAGAATTTCTGATGACTTTGTAAACGTATTTAGTGCGGCACAACGAGCAGGTCCAGAGGGAGCTGTTGGTCAAGTTGGTAGATTAACAAGACTTCAAGCAGAACGATACATAGATAATGTTACAAAATATTACAAAAGTTTAAAACATAGCACTGGTGGAACTGCTTATTCTGCTAGAACTGTTCCAGTTGTTAGACTAAATCCAGCAGTTTTAAATAAATCAAAGATAGATAATGAAGTTATAAGATCTATACTTGGTGAAGTTAGAAATCCAAAAGAAGCATACATGCACACTGTAGGAGAATTATCTAACTTTATAGCGGCAGATGCGTTTTATTCTAGCTTTAAAAAAACCGCAGACAACATAATTAGACAGACGGATCCTCGTGCAGATAAACCTTTGTTTATAGACACAAACGATTTGGTCAGAGAAAAAATTGTGCAGATTAACCAAGCAAGAAGTAACATGGGATTCGAACCAATAACGTCTCTTCGTGAATTACCCCCACAAAACAGAGATGAAATTGTAAAAGACATTATGGAAAGTGTTCAAAGAAGAGGTGGTCGAGGATTAGAATATATTGTTCTTGGTAGAGATTCTGTGTCGGGTTTTGATCCAGAAGGTCTTGCAGCACGAAGCGTTTTTGGTGAGATGTATGGATACGCTATACCAAAACCTATGTATGAAGCCATGAGTAATGTTATTAACGAGAGAACAAGTGTCATGGGAGACATAGCAAGAGCCTTGTATTATCCTATGGTTAAATTAAAAGGTGTGTCTCAATACGCTAAAACTATTCTATCTCCAATTACACAAGTTAGAAACGTAACATCTGCTTCTTTGTTTGCACTAGCACAAGGTAATGTAGGTAAGAACGCTAGTCTTTTTGAATCAGTAGATTTAGTTTTGAGAGATTTAATTGATAAAGAATTAAAGCTAAAAGGCACTGGTAAAATTGAAAAATTTACCAATGATAGATTTGATTTTTCTTTGAACGATGAAGTTTTAGATTTTCTTGTAGACTTACAGAACAGAGGTGTTATCGGTAGTTCGGCTCAACTACGAGAGATACAAGCTAACTTACGCCAAGGGTTAGGGTATAGAGGAACAGGGATCACAGGTGAAACAGCACAAAGAACAGTTGGATCAGTAGACGATGTAAGAGTTTCTGATTTTGAAGTTGCTTTGGGTGCTAGACCACAAGCAGTTGAAGATTCAATAGCTAGACAACAATCTATAATAGAAACTCCTTCAGATGGTAAAGGATTAAAAGGTATGTCAAAGACTGCTTTGAAAGGCAGTATGAACATGACAAGACGATTCTTAGATACAGCAGAAGGTTTGTATAAAGGTGGTGATGATATTTGGAAGATATACAACTACGCTTTTGAATTACAAAAACTAAGAAACTCAATAGCAAAGATAGGAACAGATTTCGCTAACAATCCCACTGTTAGAAGACAACAGCTCACTGCGTTTTCTAGGCACATAGGTAAACAAAAGGGTGAAGGATTAGATGAAGCACTAAAAAGAGCAGCCGCAGATACAGTTCGTAATACAGTTCCAAACTATGAACTTGTGCCAGAGTTTATTAAAGGATTAAGGGGTGTGCCTCTTGGAAACTTTATAGCTTTTCCAGCAGAGATTCTAAGAACTGGTTTTAATACTCTTGATACTGCTGCAAAAGAATTAGATAGTCCAGTTCAAGCTATTAGAGAAATAGGTATGAAAAGATTAATGGGTGGTATTACTGCCTTTGGTGTTGTAGGCGATGGACTACAAAGATTTGCACAGACTTTGACTGACACTAGCGATGAAGAATTAGAGGCGGCTAATAGATTGGCGGCTAGTTGGCAAAGAAACTCACAATTAATACCAGTTGGCAGAGACGACAATGGTAATTTTGAATACATTGATTTTAGTCATACAAACCCATACGATTTATTATCAAGAGGTTTTAGAACTGCTTTAAACACATATAGAGAAACAGACAGACAAAGCATGTCTATGGGAGAACAAGTTAGAAAGATAGGATTTGAAACATTGTCTGAATACTTCACTCCGTTTATAGATTACTCTATGGTTTTTTCTGCACTACAAGATGTAGCACCTACAGCAGGTGGAGGTCGTGGAGGTCGAACAAGATCTGGTGCGAAGGTTTACAGAGAACAAGATAGTTCTGGAGTTGCTTTTGAAAAATCATTGTTACATATGTTTAATACTTTGATCCCAGGCATGGTCCCCGTCAGAATACCAGTGGGAGCAGAGCTTGGTATTGCAGGTGGTAACTTTCCAGAAGGTGTAAAATCTATAGAAAAATCCAGATTTTTACGAGGTGTGTTCTCTCCAGAAGGTGAGATGGAGCCTACAACTGGTAAGACTTATCGACAAGGAGCAGAACTATTTAGAGCTTTTACTGGTCTAAACACACAAACACTAGACTTGAAAAGATTAGGGGAGTTTAGAGCACAAGAGTTTAAACAAGATAGATCTGGAACGGCTGCATTGTTTAATGAAGTATTAAGACTTCAAGAAGCATCTCCAGAACAAATTATTACTGCTTTTAGAAGAGCAGATGATGCTAGATTGAAAATTTTTAGAAAGTATGCGTCAGCTATAGATGATTTGAAAACACTTGGTTTATCAAGACCACAACTAAGAAAGATAATGAAAGACGCACAGTTAGGAGAAGAAGAAACAAGTTCTGTCTTGAACGATAGATATGTTCCATTCAAGCCAAGTAAAGAAAAAGTTAAAGATGCAAGAAAGAAAAATATATATGTCCCCACTGGAGATATAAATGCTTTAAGATCATTACGAAGAGGAATGTCTTTACGGAAAGAGCCAGACTCGGATATGTTAAGTATGCCTAACTTGTTTGGATTGGGAAATCAAAGAGCAGTTGCAACTCAAGTTCCTAAACCACCTGTTAATAATACTCAGTCGCCTGCATCAAATATTACTCAGTCGCCTGCATCAAATGTTAATGTGTCATCAGCTCCAAGTTTTCAACAGATGACTAATGTGGCAACAGATCCGACAACAAGAACTAATCCTTCTTTTCTAGGCAGTAGTCCAGAGGACATTCTAAAAAACTTAGATATAGCTAGGAGAACTGGATGAGTAGATTATCCCCACATTTTACAATAACAGAATTTATTAAATCACAAACGGCAGAAAGAAAAGGCATAGAAAACATGCCAAACGATAAACATGTAGTTGCAATGATGTCATTGTGTACTAATGTTCTTGAGCCTCTTCGTGAACATTTTGGTAAACCAATCATGATTAACTCTGGGTATCGCAGCGCAGCATTATGTCGAGCCATAGGATCAAAAAGCACTAGTCAACATTGCAAAGGGCAGGCGGCAGATATAGAAATACCCGGTGTAAGTAATGCAGAACTAGCTCAACATATAGCAGATTCAATGGACTACGATCAGTTAATATTAGAATGTTATGAAAGAGCAAAAGGTCCTAGTTCTGGTTGGGTGCATGTATCATATAATGATGAGGCAAACAGAAAAGAATCCCTTACATATGATAGGGTTAATGGTTATAGACGAGGTTTGATTTACGCATAGATGTCTACATTAATTGTCAATCTACCTTCAATAGATGTATGGGTTCGTAAAGAATATCTAAGAGACGGAGAAGATGGTCATGGAGAGTTTGTAAAAGGTGTTTGGGTTACGGCAAAATCTATTCCAGGTCGAGCTTTTTATTTTGAAACTTACCTTCCTGACTACGGTGCTCTTTACGACAAACTACCTATTAGTGCTTTTACTGTTGAACCACAAACCCCAACTCCAGATATGGATCTTTATAATCTCCAGTTTTGGAATTGCATGGATTATGGGGTGGTGGCTATTAGCAAACAATTTATAGGGTCAATGGACTTTGAAGTATATACAAGAGATCATGGTATTGTAAAAGGATCTTACGTTTGTACTCTTGATAATTATCACGAAAGTATAGATACAATAGATTATTCAACTAGTGAGAAACCAGAAGAACATAAATCATTTAATTTATTAGAGTTAGATAATGGTCAGTTCTGTCTGTATCCAAACAACAGAATGAGAGTTTATGATAACTCATTAACACCAGATGAACCTCTGAAGCCAGACTTCAAAGTTAGCACAGAAATATATCAAGTCGAGAATGGACAGAAGTTTAGACTCGGAGACACAGATGAATACTTTTGGAAGGCTAAGAATGAATGATCGAGTTTCTTCTGGTCTTTATGCTCAACGAAAGAGTTATAAACCAGACACAAAAATTTGAAAATATTAACACTTGTTTGTATTTTGCTAGACGTTTGAACAATCAACCAGATGTTCCACTGTTAGATGGTAAAGTAGGTAAAATTACTGCATATTGCAAACCTGTGAGAAAAAACTAGGCTCTAGGATGCCCGTACAGAGCCAAAACAAATGTCCCGTGTGTGATTATACCCTAGAAATACCTTATGTTTTGTGTGTTTTTGTATTGTCCACTATCCAACTTCTCCCCAATTTGACCCCATTTCAGCGTCTACATCAAAGGGTATTTTAAGTTCGGGCACACAATTAGACATAATTTCTTTTATTTGTTTAATTTGTTTGTCATTTTGAACATTAAAACACAATTCATCATGAACTGTAAGCATGGGAGTAAGACCAGCTTCATAACAATCGACCATTGCTTTCTTGGTTTGGTCGGCACTTGATCCTTGAATCAATCTATTCAGCGCCTTGTATGTAAAAGCTCTTCTGATTCTACCCTTACCGCCATATTCAGCAATAGCTTCTTTCATAGGTAATGCTTTATTGTACTGATAAGAGATAGGTTCATACATATTGAATCTACACTTACGGCCCAACCAAGTTCTGATAATACCACTCTCTGATGCTTTCTTTGTTGTCTTCTCTGATATTGATTTTAGAAACGGAACTTTATCATTATATTTATTTAAAAGAGCAGTTGCTTCATCTACGGATAGATCAAGAATGTTTGCTAGTTTACCTTTACCCATTCCATACATCAATCCAAGATTCACAGTCTTCGCTTGTTTTCTAGGTATACCTGCTATATCTGCAACAATCTGATGAAAGTCAGCTTCGCCTTTATGGTATAAAGATACGACATCATCTATCTGTGGGTGTCTATCAATACCTGTAAGTGTAGCACAATAGTGAACAAGCCATCTCGGTTCTTGAGACGCATAGTCAAATGATCCCCACTTCGATCCATCTTCTGGAATAAATAAACCTCGAATTAATTTTTTTATATATGGATCTCTTGCAGGTATTTGTTGTAAATTAGGATTAGACGAGCTAAAACGACCTGTAACAGTTCCACCACCGTCAGAACGTAAAGGATGAAAATCACAATGTATCTTACCATTATGAGAATGTTCAAGAATTGTATCGATAAAAGTCGTATTGGCTTTGTTAACCTCTCTTATTTTTATAATCTTCTTCGCAATGGGATGATGATGATTTGCAAGAAATTGTTTTGTAAACGCGGGAGCACCGGACTTTTCTGTTCTAGAGTACGGAAGTCCCACAGCATCAAAGACCTTTGCTACAGATGTAGCGACCCAAGGTTCAACAACCACCCCGGTTTCCTTGACTATTTCATCTACAAGTGATTGCTCTAAAGTTTTCAATTCTTTCTTAACTAATTCTGCTTTAGGTATATCAACTCGTACTCCTTCTGTTTTCATATCAAGAAGCAAAGGTGTGAGTCTAGTTTCCAAATCAAAGATGCCACTACATTCTTCCTTGGTTATTTCTTTTCTTAACACATCCCATAATTTTAAAGTTATGGCAGCGTCATGTTCTGCATAAGCACCGACATAACGAGGAGGTAGTTTCCACATACCAGACTTTGGATCTACACCAAATTCTTCTGCTGCACTCTTAAGCATCTTCTCATCTTTATATGTGCCAAGATGATCGCCTGCTAATGAGTTTAAATTGTAATATCTTCTATTCTCATTTAACAATGGAGCAGCTACCATTGTATCTCTGATCTTACCTTTGACTTCTATACCCTCGGCTCGTAGCCAACCCAAATCGTACAACGCATTGTGGAACACGAAAGTTTTAGTGGTATCACTGCATAATTTAGTAAGCCATTTATATACTGCGTTCTTCGGCATGTTACCTACAGTATGTGCAACGGGAAAATACCAAGAGCTATCGCCAGCTGCTACTGCAATACCTATTATATGTCCGTCTTTTCTACACCAACCAGGCCCTAGTCTTAAAAGATTCTCATCTTTTGTTTCTAAGTCTATAGCTATTGTGTCGTATTGAGATAGATCGGGTATAGCTTCGGGTGGTGTCCAATCAGAATCGATATTACCCCATGCCACATCTTTTATATCTTGTTCCAATAAATGGTATTGGTCACTTGTCATTTATAATTTCTCCACCTAACGCAGCGTAGCCTATTATATCAACCCAACTGTCGTCATGTTCTATCGTTTCTGCTAATCTAGCTAGTTTTACACCAACCATACAAGCCACAACTTCTTGTGCCGTAACGTCTCGATCTAATATAACAGACCATATCTTGGCTATTCTTTCATGATTAAATTTAGCAGGCCCATACTCTTTGGCTCTCGGACCGTTGATTAGTTTTTCTGCTTCATCTAAAAAATATTTTCTATCTTTTTTATTTTTTACAGTATCTTTTATTGGTATGCCAAAAGGTTTTTTGTCTGTAGTTTCAAGGACTTCACACATGTGATGAACATAACTATCCCAAAATGGTCTAGGATCTTTTTCGTCAGTTGCTTGTTGTAGATACCATTCTTTTTTCATAATTCAAATCCATACTGTCCAGATTTACATATTATATGTAACTCTTGCTTTGCTCGAGTTACACCCACATACCAAACTCTTCTCTCGGCATCTTGGTCTGGACTTTCCACACATGCCTTCGTTGAGTCTAGCAACAATGCTACATTATCTGCTTCTCCACCTTTTGCTCTATGGATTGTAGATACACGGATTCTAGGATCAGCCGAAAGAATTTTTTCGCCTCTCCTTCGTACAGAAACTATATATGCAGCAACTTGTTCAGATACTTTTAAGACGTTCTGCCATGTTACAAAGTTATTTGCTTCAAAGCCACATAATCTTTTTAAATCAGTTAATGTATATTCTTCATCTTCTGACAAAGAGTTCATAATTCTTCTGCCCGATCTTTGTATGTATTCGGGATCAATAAGTTTTGAAAATGGTTTTAATAAATCTCCAGGCACTGATGCTCCTCGTTGCAGTTTTATCCACACTTCTATCGACACCAATACATTGATAGATACAGACCACCCTTCGCCTTCTCTCCAAAATACATAACCTTCTTCTCTTAACTTTTGACAAACTTTATTAGCAATATAATTAGTTCTTGTAAGAACTAACCATTCGCCCTCTCGCATATCTATATCAAGAATATCATTATGCCATGTAACAAAACCTTTTTCATTCTTTGGTTTCCATTCTTTATCTTCTCGTTTCGTGATTTGCTCGGTCAATCCTTTTGCAAAAGCAAAGGGATGTTCGGGAACACGGTATGATTGATCCAATATTATTTTATCACTGCTAGCATTAAGAAAGTTGTCAACATCAACACCCATCCAAGAATATATAGCTTGGTCATCATCTCCAGCGTAGAAAATGTTATTAGAATTATGAACTAATACGTCTTGAACCATCTGCCACTGCAACGGAGCCAAGTCTTGTGCCTCATCTATAATAAGTAAATCAAATTCGGGAGATGTCCCTTTCCATATAAACTTTTCTATCATATCAATAAAATCATACTTGCCTTTTGCTTCCTTGTAATCTTTGAAAGCCTTGTCCAACACTAGCAGTTGTTGTTTATTTAAACTTTGATCCCAACCTTTATGAAACTCTTCTTCAAGATCTACTTGCTTAACTCTCGCATACTGTATTAATGACATATACTTATCGCCACCCGCACCAATATTAAATAGTGCACCTTCTTCTAAGTTCACTGTTTGTGTGGTTCTAAAATCTAAACCCACAAGTTTACCTAATTCATTGTAATCACGACCCGACATTACTTCTGATGTGCTTAAGCCAAGCCAACTAAAAGCAAGAGAGTGTAAGGTTCTAAAATAAACCATGTCCTTCGGATCTAAATCCAAGACTCTTGAAGCTCTTTCTCTTGCTTCTGTTGCGGCTTTTCTACTAAAAGACATGAATCCAATGTCTTGAGGTCTAACACCCTTAAGCAAATTTTCTTGCACTAACTTAATTAAAGCAGTTGTTTTACCTGTTCCAGGTGGTCCAAAAATTGTAGTCGGTGCAGTTGTGTATAATTTTGTCATTGTTCTCCACATATTCCTTTCGCATATATTTTGACTGCGTTAGGATACATTTTCCACGCAGATTCTACTACATAGTCCTCTATCAATCTTCTGTCTTCCATACACTCTTCATAAGATTTAAATATAACACCAGGGTTATAGAAATTGCATATTGACTTACCACCATTAATTCTAGGTGCTTCAACTAAAACAATACAAAATGCTATTATTACTTCCATTAGAACGGAACCTCCTCTTCTTCTATAGTAATTGGTTTAAGTTCTACTTCTCCACCAAATTCTGGTATCCACCAGACTCTCACAGATTTCCACTTGCCTTGAGAGTTCTGAAATTTTTTAACTAACGAACTGTCTCCGTTGTTAATCTCTTTCAATCTCTCTTGGACTTGTGCCCTTGTGTAGTTATCAAACTTTCTGTTTCTCAAGAACTCCATCAAGGCATCTAACTTAAAAAACGTTCTTGCATCTTCTACGTCTGTGTACGGTTTACCAATTACAACTTCTTCAAAACTTTGTGCTTGTACTCTGCCGGTGCAAAACAATTCTAGATAAGATAGAAACTGTCCCTTATATGTCAGTTCTTGTGGCACGGCTATCTCATTGCAGTTCTCAAGCAGGCCATTGACTTGTACTTCCCAATCTGCATCTCTCATCTTTGGTGGCATAAAGTTCAACTGCTCCATACATGCTCTCTGAAACAGCCTCGGTGCTTGTAATTCTTCTGTTGTTAACTCAAGTCTTCTGCCATCTATATCCAAGAACCAAAGTCTAGGCTCTGATAGAATCACAGATAGTCCACTGATAGCAGGCATTGATGTAGCACCAATACCATGTTTCAATCCACGACACACACTTTGATTACAATGTGATGACATGGGTTCTTCCTTACATAGATACTGATATTCTTTCTTCTCTAATGTAGACTGAACTGTTACTATCTCTGATGCTGGTAATGGTGGTGTAAAATGTTTTACATTTAACTGCTCCAACTGTGTCTTCCAATCATTCGGAGATGACTTTTGTAAATAAACTCCAAGTTGGAAAGCCGCCTTGTTTCTGCCACCTTCATATATACCCATGCTTAACAATGACTTAAGGCACGGAACATAACCAGGAAATAAGTTTGGTTTACCACCCACAGATAGTTCCATGAATTTTTTTGGATCACATTTTATTTTGTGTATGTGTTCTATAAACTGAGAAAGTGTTGCCTCTATATATTTTTTACCCGTCTTGATTACGGCATATCTTAAAGTCTGTTCAGAATCAAAGTATGGTAGGTTTATAAAATTGCCTACATCTCCTCGCTCCACCAACACCTGCTCTTGTTTTGGAAATATCTCACAGCGCCCATGTCCAAGTGCAGCTGCTATCTCGGCAGCTTTATCTCTGAAGTCGGCAGCATCCATCCACTCTTTAAAGAAAAAGAATATGTGTGCACCCCCACTTTTACTACGGCACACGATACACGGGACTTTTAATTTTTCTAATTTATCCACTAAAGCATTATGATCTAAGGGATACTCATCAATATCTAATGCACCAAATTTACATTTGTTTTCTGCATTAATAGGTATAGAACCGACACCTTTTCTGCCGTCTACATGTCCTTGCATAAGTTCTAATGTTAATGGATTTCTTACGATAAATGATTTGGCTTTTTGTTTGCCGTTCATTCTTTGATTTGAAACTTCCGTCTGTCCGTGTGCTCCGTCAAAGCCTTCAAACGCAAGTAATAATTCTTCTGTTAAATTCACTCTACACTCCAAGAAATAAAAAACCGTGTAGATGAGCGTTGTATCTACACGGCTAGTTTAAATTAAAACGGTACGTCTTCTTTCTCTGCTACTTCATCAGCAGAAGCCGCAGCCATCTTGACATCGCCTTTACTTACACCTTGATACATAAGACGAGCTTCAAGCATCATCTTCTCTATCTGTGGTGTAATTTCAGTGCAACGATCTAGTTTATAGTTAAACCATTTACCTTGATCGTTAGCTTCTGACACAGTGGTTAGTTGCCAAGCCGTTCCATAAATAGGCATAAGAGCACCACTTGGTAATCTTGCACTATTCTTTAAAGTATTCCATCTACGAGACACTTTTAATTGTGTCTTTTTCATATCAAGAACACTCGGTGCAATACTGCCATCTGCACTAGTTGCAATAACTAAATGTTGATGAGTTCTTACTAATTCGTTTCCGTTAGGTAACATCTCAATAGTACCTTCACGGCTTGTCATAGCAATATCCTTATCATCTGCAGCTAGTTCTCTTACAAAACCACCACCACTAGACCTTAGTTGAAATTCTAAGAACTTCTTTTCAAAAAAAGCTGGAACAATAGTAATACCTTCATCTTGTTTATACACTTCTTGTGAAACAGTATTGAAGATATCTCCTTGTTCTGCACCTTTGATATACATAGGATCGTCTTTTTGTAGTTGTGGAGATAGTGCTTGAATAATCCTTAGAAAAGGTATTTGCATATCTTCCGTTGTGATATTTTCAAGACCAACACCAGAGTCTGCTTCTAACATTTTCTCTAACTCTGATACCACCACTTCTGTAGTCTTTTTCTGTGCGACTTGGTTCATTACTGACCTCCTTTTATTTTAGCACGGTTGCCCTGGTATACACCAAATAGATCAAAGTCTATTTCTTTACCACTTTCAATTCTATTTTTTACCCAGGTTTTTAAAGTCATGGGATGAACATGTTGTTTCTTAACAGGTGCAAAACCTTTATCTTCAAGGTCTGCAACTATAGAACCAGCTTGATTATCCTGACCCATACTGAAGCTAACAATAACTTCGTTCTTGATAAGATCGCCTTCTCCAACTTCTCGTAAGAATTGGAAGGCATCTTGTTTCTTAGTTTCGGGGATTCTAGCAGAAACATACTTATCAACAGTAACTTTGTTACCATCAACTGTAAGACTTTCAACACCCATAGTCTCCATCAATGAAGGAATATCTTCCTCATCAACGGATCTTTTTTTCTGTTGAAGATCTTTAAGTTGTGCTTCGGTATCTTTGATTTGTTGATCTAAGTCAACAGATCTACGGATTAAAGACGATAGACTTTTAGTATCGCCTTCTCTGACTTGCTTAAATGCTTGAGGGTCAGCAGCCTCTTTCTCAAATAGTGAAAACACATCACTCATCGTTCTCTCCTTCTACGTTAAAGTTTATGCCCTTCGGCGGTTAATATTAGAAGGTATAGTTTACTTGTTTATACCTTCTCGTCAACGAGTTTTTTTTCAGACTCGTATTCTTTTTGTGTCAAATAAGTTATTGTACCACCCACAGTTCTAAAATTTTCTGTGGCTAATTTATTGAGTTTCTTCCATGTCTCAATCGGTACTGCTATTGACTTCCATTTTTCTTTATCCATTTTTTACTCCAAAGTAAGTGTGGGTAGGGAAACACCAACGAAACGAAAGGAAAAAGGAGAAACTGCCCTACCCAAACCTTCTATAGTCCTACCAAATATATATACATAAGTCAACATAAAATCTTATACTTTCTCATATATTTTGTATTCTCTCTTAAGTTTAGCCATTTTGAGAATCTCTGCCATCATATCTTGGCTATAGTCTAACACCGACTTCCACTCATGTTTCTCTGATGGGTTGTAAAAATCATTTTGTGTTAGGCTCAATGACTTAACACTCATAAAAGATTCAACGGGAAAGAACAGCACGGCATCTGATGCTGTTATATCTAGTGCTACCAATGCTATGATATCACAATCCTTTCGGGTGTAGCATCTTTTGTCTGCACCTTTAGATATAGTAAAGTTATATCTACGCATATCATCACTTTGTAGAACTGTCTTTACTTCCACTCTTTGTGCTACTCTTAGTCCTGCACCACCAACCACGGCAACATCAACACCATCTTGTTTTACTGTTGATGCAGCGTAACCAAGCATTGATAATTTAAGAACTGTTGCGTTCTCACCTGCATTACCTACAATTTTTTCGCCTCTTAATTTAGTCATGTTTAATCCTTTTTGTTCTTTGTTTAACTATATGTCCACATTCCTTATATCGTTTTGCTTCTTTCTCGACATAAGTATCTCTTATCCTTTGCTTTGGATTTTTTTTATCGTATATGTAGTACTTTGTTTTGCCTTCTATACTTTCAGCCATTCTAATACTTTCTCCCCTAATGTTATGTTTGCTAGTTTATTTTTGTTTACCAATGTCTTAACGATATGGACATCAACTGTGTTGGGACAAACCAAATCCACATACAATACGGGATTGTGTTGCCCGACTCTATGAGCACGATCTTCTGACTGAACACGAGACTCCAAATTAAAATCGTTGGAATAGTAAATCACATTTGTCGCGGCATGGAGTGTTATTCCCATACCACCCGTTTGTGCATTACTGATAAAGAACCTCGTAGGATCTTCCGGGTTTTGAAACCTGGCAATCGCCTCATCTCTTTGTGCCATAGTCGTATCGCCAAAGTAAGTTACTGTTGAATCTTGTCCGTACACACCTTTTAAGCTACTGCAAATTTTCATGATGTCATGTCTGAACCTAGACCATATAATAACTTTACCTTCCATCTCTTCTATTACTTCAAGAAGCACGGCTAACCGATTGTTTGGTATGTGTTTTACTTCGCCATCATCTGTAACAAGATAACCACAAAGCAACTGTTGTAGTCGCAGAAGTCTTGTCATAACTTCGGGTGCAGTAACCATATTGCCATCTTCAAGCAATGCCACCGAACTTTTTTTGAGACTTTGGTAATGTCTTTCTTGCTCCATTGTAAGATCAACTTGCCGTGTTACATATGTTTTTGGTGGTAAATCAAGTGCTTCTTTTTTAGTAACTCGATACGAATGAGGATCAATTTTTTTCTTCAACTCGTCTAAGTTCTTGTATCCAACCACTTGATTGAATTGGTGTGATCCCATTTTCCTATTCATAATCACGGCATATCTGCCTTGAAAAGACCAATAAGAATCAAACCCCAAAACTTTATCACTCATAAATAAACATTGTGAGTACAAGTCCAATGGAGATTTTGTTATTGGAGCACCCGTAAGTATTCGTTTATACTTCGCTCCTTCTGAAAATTTTATCAAAGCCTTAGTTCTCTTGGCTTTGATATTCTTAATTGTTGTTGATTCATCAACGGCTATTAGGTAATTACTTCTATGTGTGAAGGTGTCCAAGAACTTGAAAATTTTTTTAGTCGCAAAAGCCTCGACATTGATTAATAGTATTCTCAAATTGGTTCTTGCATCATGACCCACGGAGCTTTTTAACTCTGTGGTTTCTCGTTTCGTGAGACTGGATTTCCAAATATATACCTTTGATGATATGTCATCAGATAAATGTGCTGGTAATTCATTGTTCTTCCAATTAGTATAAACACCTTTCGGTGCTACAATAATAGCCGTATCAATTTTATTGTTCCAATACAACCAAGCTATATTGTCAATTAAAACTTTTGATTTACCACACCCCATCTCCATGAAGTATGCAAAGTTTTCTTTTTTATAGCTTAGTCGTAGTGCCTCCCTCTGATGATCGTAAGGTTCGGTCTTCAGAGGGAAGTAAGTATTATCGAGTTCCATATACTTGCAACCTAATCTTTTTACTTGCAGAAGTATTATGATTATATAGTCGCTCAATATTCAAAATGAAATCGTTACGGCTGCCTTGATTCTTTAACTTAGAAGAATGATTCTTAAGCCGTGATTCAAAGATTTTCCAAACAAAAGATGAATCTTTGATAGCAGAAATCATAGCACCAACAAAAGTTCTCTTCTTCCAATATGGAAAGTATTCCCCAACTTGCATGATTTTATTAGCCGTATCTTTCGCCCACTCCAAATCAACAACTTTAAATTGTCCGTTTTTAAAGTCATTCAAATCACTACCCGTATGATAACCTTTATTATTTAACATAGAGATAGAGTCTGAAATACTGAACTCAAAGTGCCTATGAAACCATTCAAGAATCTCATAGTCCGTATTGCCTAGTTTCACATGACTCATGAGATACTCTTCCATAGTCCACTTTCTTGATACAGAGTTTAACTTTCTGATATCAAAAATATCCAAACCTTCTTTTATTATATAAGTAATAGGAACATTTAAAATTTTATATGCTTCAAGTCTATGTTGACCTTCACATACTTCCATCTTCTCATTTACTATTATAGGTATCTGAAAATCTTTTATAGTTATCTGCTCTGATAAACTTCTAACATGAGCATCAACTACATCTCGATTACCTTTTATATATTTAAATTGATCGTAGTCCGTAGTCGTATGAATTTTCATATTTGCTTTAGACATTCTCTCTCCTTCTATTTTTTAAAGTTTCTTTAACCATTAAAGCTATTGTTGCATTTATGGTTCTATTGTCTTGCTTTGCTATTCTCTTTATTTGGTCGTAAACAGAAACACGAACATTTAAAGATTTGTAAGATGTATCAACATCATCTGCATATAGTATAGACCAATCTTTGGCATCATCACTTAGTTTTTCTTTGGGTATGATACCATCAACAAAATCGTCAACTTCTTTTTCGATTTCGTCTTCCCAAAGTCTTTTAGTCTTTCCCATAATTTCTCCCATTATGATTATTATTACTTATATATAAGTAATGTATGGGATATCATAAGTCAAGAGGCATAATAACTTTTTTCTTCTTTATATTTCTTATACCCACAAGTAGGGCATTTATGCACCTCGATTACTTTATTGTCTTTAAAGGTCAATGCTACTTTCTTCATAGCAACACGGCACCTGGTGCATTTTTCTTTATCTTGATATTTCAAAATGGTAGTCCTCTGTGTATACATAGAGTTCTCCTCATATTTTTTTGTTTAATAATTTTTTTTAAAAATAGGTGTAGAAAGTGTAGAAATGTAGAAAACAGTCTGTAACCCTTGATAGGACTAGATGTTCTTTCTACACTTTGGTTACACTTTCCACACTTCAAAGCCCACCGCGTCATTTTTTTCCCTTTTATGTTGATAAAATATGGGAGAAACTCTATAGTAGAGTTATGCCATTGACTAATAGACAAAAAACTTTTGCAAAACTTATTGTAGAAGGTACAAATTCTAACTCGGAATGTGCTAGACAAGCAGGATATTCTGAAGGTCAAGCTCGTAAGACTGCAAGTCTGCTTCTCAATGGTAGAGATTTCCCGTTGGTAAATGAACATATTAAAGAGCTTCGTGAAAATCGTGAAAGACGATATGGAGTAACTTTGCTTGGTCAGATGAAAAGGTTTGCAGATCTTTCCAGAGGTGCAGAAGAATCTGGACAATTCTCGGCAGCCGTGAACGCAGAGAAGATAAGATCTGCACTCGGTGGTCTTGCGATTGATCGTAGGGAAACAAATGTTACTCATAATTTAGATAAACTCTCTCGTGAAGAAATTGTTGCTAGACTTTCTGAAATTAGGAAAAATCACCCTTCTGCATTTGATGGTGAATATAAAGTAGTCGAAGAGAGTAGTGGGGTGAAGGCTCTCTCCGACTTGGGCAAATAGCAATTCCCGATATTGCTCCGTGCATTTCAAAGATAGATCAAGTATTAATGAGAAGTCAACTCCTTTAATTTTCTTTCTGCTTCTTCTCTAGTATCAAAGGTTTCGTGAAGAGGGGATATTTCCCACTCTCCAACACCATTTTTGCAACGGACTATTTCTAATCCTCTAGGCTCTTGATAATTTTCATTTATTATTATTTCTTCTGTATCATCTTCATTTAGTTTAGATAAAATTACATCATCATAACCTTGTTTAGTCCAACTATTGTAGCTATCCAAAGCATCTTGGTAGTGGACAAAAGCATCATCAACACCACCAACCCAAACTAAATATCGCCAACCTTTTTGATATTCATTTAGTTCCATTTTCAATCTCCCTTTTAACTATCTTCAATGCTTCCACTAAATCAATGGGTGTCTGTCTGTCATAATCATGAACATCATTGAACACTTTTTCTGCATAGTCATCTAAAAGATTTTTAACTAACTCTAATTGTTTAAGTTCCATTTTCGATCTCCGTTAAAAAACCAACTAATCTTTTTTTAGGTATATCTTTTAACAAATCCTCTATTGCAGTATAATCTTCATTTTCTGCATCTTCTTGAATTTGTTGGACAACTGCTTTTAATAACTCAAGCTCTATCATTTTCAATCTCCTTCTTGATTGCTAAAAAGTCCTCTACAATAAGCAAGTCCGATTTCTACAGTATCATCAAGTTCTACACATTGTATCAAATCTTCATCTGTTAAATCTGCTAATCTCTTGATAATTGCTTTACGAATATCATCTGCACTTACAGAGTTATCCGAGTTTTCGGTTTTATGGTTAACACTAAATCCTAAAAAACCTCTACTATTATATTCCACTTTCAATCTCCTTCTTGATTGCTAATCCAATCAACATTGCATTTTGTGGAACGATTGCATTTCCCAAAGCCTTTAGTCTGTTGGCTCTGTCTTGTTGGTCGATTGTGATTCTTGGGACTCCTCTAGGTTCGTCCAACCAATAGGATACCCCATCAACCATTCCACCCAGTCGCAATTTAGTCTTGCATCTCCCTCTATCTGATAAATTTTGTGTGTCAGATCGATTTGTCTGCCGTCCTTCAATCTTTTCTCGTAATATTGATTGTTGCCGTTGTAACTGTGTTTCTTCAGTCCCGAATTTGGTGTCGGAAATTTCCACTCTTCCATTCTCGGTGGTCTTAAAGTTACTCCGTTCATCATGGCTTGAGCTTCTGCTTCTGTCAGTTCGCCCTTCTCCACTTTCTTTCTGAACATCATGGTCTGTCCCTCTGATGCGTGTCCGTATCCCTTCGTTGTTGGAGTTGGATACATTTCCATTGTCTTCGGATCGACTTGCTCCCTCAAGTTGCTCGGTCTTTTCCTTCCCTTTCTGTGCGTCTGTTGTAATTTCTTCGTTGCTTCTGCACTTCTTGGTGGAAGGGAATCCATAGTTGTCGGGGTCGCCCAAGTTTCTACAGATGATCCAAAGTCTGTCCCTTTTGTGTCTTGCTCCGATTGAACTAGACGGAAATACAAATGTCCTCGTATGGTAGTTGATGCTTTCCATTTGAAACAAAACCTCGTCAAGTCCCAATGAGATGTGTCCATACACATTTTCGAAAACACAATAAGAGGGTCTTGTTTGTTCAACAATGCTATGCAAGAACGGAAAGATTCTTCGAGGGTCATTCGGATCTCTTTTGCCACTTGTGGAAAATGGTTGACACGGATAACCTCCCGTGATGATATCGGGTCTTTCTGAAATAAATCTCGTTGGGTCATCTGCGATCTCCTTCACATCATTAAAAATTGGAATTCCTGGAAAGTTTTTATTAAGCACTTTATGACAGAATTTGTCCGTATCACAAAATGCCATTGGCTCGGATAGATTTGCTTGTTGGAAACCAAAAGCAAACCCACCGATACCACTACATAAATCTAAATGTTTAAGCATTATAACTCTGCCTCAAAACTACAATCGCCTTGTTTAATTATACAATCATAAATCTTTCTTCCAAGAATTAATCTTGCATACCACTCTAAATAATATTTAGCTTTTTCTTCAGTATGTTTTGTAGGATTAACATTCTCGTCCAAATACTCGGCAAGTGTTTTATTATTATAGCCTTCACGAGTTTCAAAAAACTTATCTAAAAGTTCTCTATATTTACCCAAATGTCTATCACATTCAAGCATACCTTTGTGAACATTCTTTTTATCATCTTCGCCAAAGTAATAACTTAAAAACCTTGCTTCTCCTTGTACTCCAAAGAAATCGGCATCATCACTTGATTGGACGGCAAACCAAAATTTGCCGTCAATATCGCCATCATAATATCTACCCATTATCCAAACTCCTTATATAATTTAAGTGCATCTTCAAAAGCCATGAAATTTAAACATTTTGCTTTCGGGTGTCTTTGATTTAAAA